AGAATCTTGTCCGTGAGTTTCTCTTCGATGTCGGACTGTCGCAGAATGTAGAAGCTCTCGGCCCTGCAAAGCACTTTTGGGACTTTCTCGCCGACGAGAATGGTGAGCTTGGCGCTTCAGCTTACAATCGCCAGTGGCGGCGGTGGCCGGCATCCCGTCCAGGGTCTGAAGTGCCAAATGAGAGTTTAGTGACCGTGGGTGCTGTAGATCAGCTTGACCGTGTGATGCATCTTCTCCGTGACACCCCAAATTCGCGTCACGGCACTGTCATCACCACAAATCCCACCGCGATGAATGTGGCGTGCCCGCCCTGTCATCTCGCAATGCAGTTTATGCCTAGCAGTGGGTATCTCGATCTGATGGTCCCGGCCCGCTCGAATGATATGGTTGTGGGCTTCCCACTTGATATTGCCCGATATTCGATCATTCTAACGGTGATGTCACAGATGACTGGTTTCAAACCACGTTTCGTGTACATGCCTTCGGCGAACTCCCACATCTACAAGAATTGCTACGGTCTCGTGGACGAGTTGCTTGCTCGGGCCCCTCGGCCTGAGTGTCAGCTTCTTATCGGAGCCGAGGCGCCCTTTTCGAGCTGGGACGATGTTCAGCTCGACGACTTTGATCTTTTGAATTATGACCATCATCCCGCCATCAAGGTGGAGGTCAACTGATGGCCGAAAAGCGAATGTGCCAGTTGAGGAAGTGGCACAAGGTATGATCCAAAGGCCTTTAAATGTGGTATTATAAAGATATGGAAAACCACAAACCACACATCATACAACAATCATGACTGCAACCCCTAATGAGGAAATGATGGCTAAAATGGCCGAACTCGCTGCTGATACGGTCCGCGAGCGCATTATGGAAGAATTTGGAGACCTTATTCATGACGCTGTGGGTAATGCCGTAATTGAAGTCCTCGGTGAGGACTTTGTTAATAACTTGGTTGAAGAAAGCGAAGAAGCTTATTTCGATCTTATGATGGATCTTACAACTCGCATTGTTATCACGACTGTCTAATGAAAGCTTACGTAATGGTCGGAGCACCTGCATCCGGTAAATCCACTTTTGCTTCTAAACTTGCTAAAACTGAAAATGCTTTTGTCGTCTCAGGGGACGAAATAAGAGCCGAGCTTTATGGAGAGGAAGCCAACCAAGGCGATTGGGTCCAAATCCATGATCGAATAGAGGAATTGGTTTCTGAAGCGTGTGGGATGCCCGTCATTTTAGACGGAACCCACTACCTTGCATCTTATCGTCGTGAAGCCCTCGCGCTTCTTCGCTCTTACGGCTACGACGAGGTTGAAGCTGTGGTGCTAAACACCCCACTTGAAGAGTGTTTACTAAGGAATGCCGTTCGCCATCGCGGAGTGCCACGCCACGTCCTTCTTGGCATGCATCAAAAACTTCAAGCCTCTCTTGAATTCATCAACGTTGAGGGCTTCAATAATGTCGTCGTCGTGTGACAGTTCACAAACTGGCACAAGGCATAGGCAGAAGCCTTGAAAATGTGGTATTATTAAGACATGGAAAACAGCCAAACAGCCATGGCAAAACTCACTCCCGCTCAAGCCTACGCCCTTCAAATCAAGGCAGATCGCCGTGCTGCCGCTGTAGAGCGCCGTCAGCCTGAAATTGCAGCTGATAACGCCCGCTTGAAGGTGATGTATGCAGTGTGACACTTCACAAACTGGCACAAGGCTTGATCCAAAGCCTTGAAAATGGTGTATTATATAAGTATGGAGAAACACCTCCTACAAACCAACTCTCTCTAAACCAAAATGAACAAATTTCTTGCTACCGCCACAAAATCCATCCGCAATCCCGTTAACGGCCGCTTCACTCAAGTGATCAAGGGCAACATTTACTCAAAGGCTCAAATTAAGCCTTGGCTAAAAAATGGCATTGCTCCTGATTTCTTAGTTGACGGAAATCTTTCACATTTTGAAAGGTTTATCCGTGGACGAGTTAGTTTCCTTGCTTCACAAGGTCTTGAAAGCGACACTTATTATGCTGTCTGCAAGGCCATCGTCCACTTCTTTGGTGGCGACACTAAAGCACTTCGCAAATTCGGCCTTGGCGGTGGCACCGTCCAAATGGCCATGAAGCTTGAGCGCGATCTCAGCGAGCAGCTTGGCATTGCTTACGTGCCATGCGTTCACGAGGCTGACGACCCTCTTGCCTTCAGCCAACGCTCCTATGCTGGCTTCTACCCTTGCACCAAGCAACAAGAGGAGGCCATTATTGCTCTCACTATCAAGCACATCACTGAGCGCTATTCCTGATAGCGTACCCGCTGATGGGGGCTTCGGCCCCCTTTCTTCATCACAACTCATCGCTATGACTAGCCTTCCCTACCATCTAATTCGCATTACGCCCGGCTTCGACCTTTCCTCTCTGCTGGCGGATCCCGACTGGGCTCCCCATAGTATAGACGGTTATCGCCGCCACCAAAAAGTTCTCGTCTCATTCATAGAGTACTGCCTTGAAAAAGGCTGGACAGTCGATCTTCCGGTCTTCGGTGAAGATGCGGGGTGGGACTACGGCGTGGACATCTTCGTCAACGGAAAAGCGATCGACCTCAAGTCATTTCCTCTTCGTGAAGACGCTAAAACCAAAACCTTTGACAGCCCCGCTTATAACGGCAAAGGCACTCATCCGAAGTCGTTAACCGCTTGGTTAATTTTCGCACCTCCGGGAACTTCGGCTGAGGCCTGGGAAGCTGCCCCCTTCAAGCGGCAGCAGAAGTCGAAGTATGGTTTTGCTCCCTACTTCTGGAAGAAAGACGTTGTTTCTTTCTCAGAATTTGCTTCCACTCTCTGAGGTGTGTTTTCATACACCTCGACAAATGGTTTTCACACTTTTTATGAGTTTGACCTCTGTCCTATGCGACAGTTAAGGAAGTGGCACGAGGGTGGTCTTCAAAGCGTCGGGGCGTGGTAAAATAAAGTTATGAATAAAAACACAATCAAATAGGAGCAAATAGAAATGAGCAAACATTCAAACAAAATTGACGAATTTTATGCCACCTCCAAAGAAACTGCGCTTTGGCTTATTGAAGAGATTCGCAATAGGTATGACACAAAGGGTCGCACTGCTCTTGAGCCGTGCGTCGGTGGCTTTGTGTTTCCTAACGCTGCTCCTGAGCTAAAATGGACTACAAATGACCTTAATAAGTGGACAAGCCGGTCTCCAGACACACTGCAGGACTTTTTGAACTCGGACTTCCCCCATTTTGACTTTGTTATCACAAATCCGCCTTTCGGCGCTGCAAACAAACTTGCTTTTGACTTTCTAAAGAAGTCTTCTCAGTTGGCGAGTGTTGTGGCAATGGTTGTTCCGTCTTCAATGGGCAATTTCAGTCCCCGCTTACACAACTCGCTTCCTAAAGACTTCAAGTTGGTGTTTTCTGAGCGGTGCCCATCTCAAAAGTTCGATCTTCCAGATGGCACCACTCGTAATGTTCGAACTCACGGAATTATTTGGGAGCGGGTTGAGGATTATGCCCGTAAACCCCCTTTTAAACCTGTTATTGATGATCGCACTCCTTTCTTTACGTTTTGTAATGATGGTGACTTTGCGTTGCGGGTTTATGGTGATGGCCTTGGCGATATGAAACCTTGGAGCCCCTCATGCACAGGAACTTGGGCTCGGTTTAAGTGCATGTCAGGGAAGCAAATCGTATCATTGAAGCTCATTATGAGTTTTCCGTGGAGGCACGCTGTGGGCAGTTGTGGCAATGGGCGTGCACCTTGGGATGATACACCAGGTGTGGTGCCAGTTATATCGCCTAAAAAAGTTCTTCATTGGACAAATTGTGTAGCCGTGCTTGAAGGGCGCATTCCGCCATTAGAGGGTGTTGACTATGACGCATTTTATGAAGAAACCAAAGCAAAGCTGTTAGTGGGGTTGGAGCCTCCTTAGACCACTTCACGAACTGGCACATAGTTTGGTCCAGAGCACTCCAAATGTGGTATTATAAAGATATGGAAAACAACCAAACCACCATGGAAACCATCCCCAAAACAAACCCAGTCGGCGAGTGGATCGAAGAGTGCCGCAATGTTAACAGCAGCTGGGCCTGCATGATCCCCTCCAACATCCTCCTCTATCGTCTTGAGCTCGATTCGATTTTCTCAACCGATGAAGGTTGGTATTCGGAATGGTACGAAGAGTTCAACGACGATCATGGCACTAACTACACTGTCGAAGAGTTTGAAGAGCTAGTTCTCGAGTACATCATGCCTGAAGTTGCTGATTGGACCACGGAAAAGTTGGCTGAAATTAGCGTTGATGGTTGGCTTCAAACAATGGATCTGTACAACACAGAATGGGAGTACATTCGCGAAGCACTGAGCGCTGAAGGTGTTTCTGATGAGCGTCTCGAAGCACTCGATGAAGAACTAGCACAAAACTAGTTTCCAAACCACTCCGCTTAGTTAAAATAGAACTATGGAAAACCAAACACCTGACACACCCGAAGTTCCTAGCACCGTTCAGGACCTTCTCAATATTCAAAAAGGCCACAACGAGTGCGACCACGGCGAAAACCCGAATGAGTTTGCAGAGGCCGTTGATTGCCTCATGGACGACCTTCTTCCTGACCCAATGCAAACGCTGAGAGCAGCGAGAATGCTGGTCAAACGCCTTGCCATTTACCATTTTGACATGGTAGAAGATGACGAGATGGAGATGTGCAAATTTCAAAAGCGTCTCTGGAAAAAAGACTTCAGGTATCTCGAAAAAGCTCTTGAGCTTCTTACTCTTGTTCGTGAAGACTGATGAACAAAAACACTAACATTGTCCCAGTCAATGTCGCCGACCAGATGAAGGAGGACTATGGCAGTTACGCCATGGCCGTTCTTCTTGGCAGGGCGATCCCCGATCTCTATGATGGCCTTAAGCCAGTGCAGAGGCGAGTGCTTCAAACCATGTTTGAGGAAAACCTTAAGCCTGACGGAAGATTTGTCAAGTGTGCTCGGGTTACGGGCCTTACCATGGCCTATTTTCACCCACATTCTGGTGCTTATGGCGCATTGGTCAACATGGCAACACCATGGAATAATAACGTGCCATGGATTAGTGGATGGGGCAATTTCGGTTCTACTGTGGACGGCCCCGCTGCGGAACGCTATACGGAGTGCAAACTGCGTGAGTCCGCAATCGATGTCCTTTTGCAGGACCGCACTACCTGGGAGACCCGCCCCAACTACGACGGCTCAAAGCAGGAGGCTATACGCTTCAACACCACACTGCCCTCCGTCCTTCTCAATGGCGACTCAGGAATTGCCGTGGGATTTGCAACTACTTTGGCCTCTCACTCTCTTCGCGATATTGTCAAAGCAGTTGAATTCGTCTACAAAAAGGATTTGAAACGGGCGCGAGAAATTCTCCTTCCTGACTTCCCTACTGGTTGCGACGTTATCCAAGATGAAAACCTTACTGCTTATACTGAAACTGGCTCAGGCAGTATCCGTTGTCGTGCCCGTTACGAGTTGGGTATCCAAAAGAGGGACGGGCGGGCGAAAGATCGCTGCACTGTCACGTTCACTCACTTTCCTCCTCGGGTCAATCCTGAGAAACTAGGCGAGCAGATCAAGGATGCACTCGAGAGGGGCAGAATTGAGGGAGTTGCCGAAATCAACGATCTTTCTGATCTCAGTGGAGATCGCATTGAGGTTGTTGGAAAGCCGGGTGTTGAAGGTGAGCAGCTTGCTCAGCGACTCTTTGCTGCCACTGACCTTGACACCAAGTATTCGGCAAAGACGCTGGTTATTGACGGGACAAGACCCGTCGAGCTTAGCCCGACTGACATTTGTCAGAAATGGTTCACATGGCGGCTGGCTCGCCTGGAAGCAAAGTTTGTCAGAGAGCGGGACGTAGCCGAAACTCGTCATGAGATCGTCATCGGCCTGATCAAAGCCATCAACAAGATTGACGAGGTTATCAAGACGATTCGTGGAGCTGCAAACCGCAAGGAAGCCCATGAGAAACTGGTCGATCGCCCTTTGAAGTTCACTCCTGAGCAGGCCAAAGCAATCCTTGAGATGCGCTTACACCAACTCACCGGCCTGGACGCCGGCGAGCTCGAGGCAGAACGCGAAACTCTGGAAGCCCAACTCGCGGAACTGGAGAATCTTCTCAAAAGCGAGGATGCCCGGGCTAAGTGGGCGCTGAAGCAGATGGCGGAGTTTGCCAAACGTCATGGCCAGATACGCAGGTCGTCCCTGGTAGCACCTCCGACTCGTGAGGTGAAGATCCCTACATCTGACAGGTCCGGAGCTCCCCGGGTGTCACCTGCGGCTAAGCCCCGCTTCATGATCGTGGACGTTAAGAAAGGAGTTGTCACTCAGGCTAAGGGCCCTCGCGGGGCTATGGTTCTGGATCAGAAGGACAAAGTGATCTTTATCATGCAGTCAGGCTTTTTCTGCAAGGTGCATGCCGCCTTTAAAGGGCCGGTCGCTGAGAACTACATACCCGTAGTCCTGGCGAAGCGAGAACGCGAGATAGTGGAACGCAAGTTCCTCGTTGTCTTTACTCTCGACGATTCACTCAAAGCTACTGTTCTCGACGGTGCTGATCTGGCCCGTGTCACTAGCAAGGGGAAGTCGTTTCTGCCCGAGGGAGCAGAGCTCGTCCACTTTGGCGAAGGCTCCTATAAGGTGGAGTTCGCCAGTGCCCGGAAGAAACCTGTAGTTCTCGACCTCTTGACTAAGACCGGAAAGCCGGGCGGGAAGGGCATCAAGATAGCGGCCCTCACTGACCTGGCTAATTAACACTTTAGGCGGGAGTGACTTTGGCTTCCTCTGTGTAGTAACACTCATTCATGCATTTGGTTTTCACACAAAAAATGAATTTAACATCGGGTAAAAAAGTTTACGGCTTCCTATAGCCATCTATAATGGTTCTGTCAGCGTGAGAACATGACTCAGATTATCTACAGCACCAGCCGACTGCTTGCAAACCCTCGGATATTTGCAGCCATCGCAAACGAGCTTGAAGGTCCTGATGTTGAGACCCTCAAAGAGGCGTTTTTCGACTTACTTGAGCACACTCTTGAAGATTATGACGATCCTGACGAATGCGTTTTTGAAGTTACGGAGGTCTGCTTCAGATGTGAAGCAGACGGCGGCAAATGCGAAATCATTTTCGACTCGGGCATAATGAGCGTACTTGAGCCTATCGAAGGTGAGTTTCGCACGATGATTACCAATGATGGAGAAATGGCTGCCACTTCGGCTATCTACCAGCAACTTGTAAAGGCCATTGAAAACAGCAATCCTGAGCTAAGCGGAAACATAGCTCTTTGCTCGCCGCCCACTCCTGGCAATGGTTACCTTAGGTCTAGTGATGGTGACCGTTTCGAGGGAAGCTTCCACCTTCTGACCAATCCCGAAAAGCAATTTGCCTTTAATATCGAAATCATCGATGTTCAAAGCAATAATTTAAGGGCCATTATCAAGCCTATCTGAAATGACCTCCAACAACCTACTAGGAGCAACGTCCTCCTTAAGAAGTTCTGTGACATCCCTAAAGAAAAAAATGACCCATTTAAGGTCAAATTTAGAGTATTTGGGGACCGAAATAGACACACTGGACACTAAGCTTGATAAGCTTGTTACAGAGTCGGAAATTTACAGAGCAAAGTTAGATCGTGAGATGGGCCGCGAAGTTCGGAGATTGGAAAAAGAATTAGAGTTGCTTAGAAAGCAAATTAGCTCTTCTCCAGAATTAGTGCCATCCCCTGAAGAAGACCTTCGTATTGCAAGTACAATTGCCATCATTGAGTGCTTACTTAGGGTAATTTGTGGGCCTACTGGAGACGACTTCCGTCTTATCTCCTATGCTTTCATCTTCCCAGCTGTGATAGAAAGAGTGGTAAAAGGCACTGAAGATGCCTACTTTTTAGAGGAGATACCAATTTCCGCAGATGTTATCATTCGAAGAGGGCAAGAGTATATCGCATGGATTAGAAGTGAATGTGACACACACCTCACTGATCCTCAAGCATGGAAGGTCTTCTCTCCACAAATTAGTGATTGGTGGCGAAATGATGCGCTCCCACTCCTTTATGGGAGTCGTGATGAAAATTGGGACATTGACGAACCATTATCAAATCTCGAAATGATTTCATGGAGAGATGATGTTGCTGAACGCCCATTTCAATTTCCAAGTGTGTTTGACGCTTATGATGTTTATAGGCGCCATAAAGACGAAATTTACAAAAGTTCAGGCATTCAAGACTTTGAAATGAAAACATTCTCCCACGAGGCAAACTGATGCTAACGACACGAGAAAACTTTTTCCATAACATCGGGAAGCCTGAAGCACTTCAGCGAGCAACAAAGAAAGACCCTAATCCCCGCGCAATGAAAAAAGCTGACTTTTTAATGAAGAAGCTTGGCGTGGCCTTTGTTGAAGCAGTGAAGAGTTCGTATGATGCTTATTTGGCTGACCCGAAAAATTTAAAAAAAGCCGCTAACTATTGTAAATGGCGATTGCGCCTCCACATTAAATTAAACAATGACCGAGATCGTCTTGAGCTCCTTGACAACTATAGGGGTCTTGGACTCAATGATGATGGCCCCGGTCCTCTTTGTTGGGACTATGAGATACCTTTCCAAGGGTAAAACTCATTAACTCTGCGCGCTCGGTACCGTGATTCCAAGGACCGTAACAATGGCAAACGAGGTTGCTAATACCTTTTCAGCACCTCAACTTGCCGAATATGGCAACATCATTCTCAATGGTTACTCTGAAACTGTCGCTAACACAGATAATGTGAAAGCATGGCAGTACCGTGAGACGAATACTCCTCCAGTCGACTTGCCTTCTGTTCAGCAAGTAACTCCTGCTCTTAAGGGTTGGTCCACCAACTATATGGAGTATTACACACAGCTCATGCCTAACGCCTATGGCGTTAACCCTGGCGATCCGACGATGTTCCACTACAGCGTCAATTCGTTTGTGGCTGGACAACCTAAGTGGAATCAGGTACCCCATCGCTTCTTCCAAAACCAAGTTGCGCCGTTTGTGCCGCCTAATAACAACTCTCAGGCTATTCCTTACAGTTATGTATATTCAATTGTTAATAATCTCACTTCGCCCCCGATTGGTGCCCTAACTGGCGCAACTCCGCCGCCGCCACCAGCAATTCCAACTTATACTCTATCAACAACTCCGACAGCAGCAACTGAAAATACCGTAATCTCTACAACTGTATCAACAACTAATGTCACTGACGGGACTTTAGTTTATTGGAGGATGAACGGCAGCGGAATCACCTCCTCATTCTTTACTTCTAATGTTTTGCAAGGTTCGGCAACTGTTACTTCAAACACAGCCAGCTTCGCTCAAACTCTAGCCGCATCTTTGCCCGCTGGCGGTCCTTATACACTTGGCGTAACACTTTATTCCAACCCCGGCTACACTCAGCAAGTCGGGACTACAAGTGTGGTTATCTCAATTACACCAGGGGTTACACCCTCTACCCCGGAGCTTGGGGTGTATATTGACCTTTACCAATACCGCAATACTGGCGGCGTTTACCCCGATGGTTCCTACGTCGGACTCAACCCCAATATGCGGGCAGCCAACATCAACACCCTCTTACCTTCACTCGACAAGTTCTATATCCTCATCGAAGCTCAAATTTACTCCGACGGTAAGTTATACTTCGGTACGAATGTTGGCAACTCTGCCGCTTTAGTGTTAAATGCTGGCGGTACTGATTGGGCAGATAATACTGGGTCAGTGTCTGGTGGTTATGTTAGCCCAACTAATCCAGACTATGCCTATTCTGCCTACGCAATTAAGAATTCAATTTACTACTTATCTCAACAAACTGCCTGGACAACCAAGAACCTCATCCTGTCAGTTGGCGGATACAACTTATCTCAGTACATGGACCAAGCTGGCAGCAATGCCGGCCTGGCCCAAACTGCTGCCAACCAGATTGCGAAACTTGTGCAGATCACTGGAGCTGTTGGCGTCGATCTTGACTACGAACCAGTTGGTCAACCTTGTGTTCCTGCCAACATGGCTCTTCTCTGCCAAAAAATCCAGACAGCTGTTAAGGCTTTGGACCCCACTTACGAAGTCCACCTCACTATCATTCCGCCCCTGTCTCTGGCCGATCCCGATCTAAAGATAAGCACAGCACTTGCATGTCAAGGTTACGTTGATCAAATCAATATCATGACCTACGATGACCCGAACAATCTTGACCAGTCCCCATATCAACCCGGAAATGCCACAGTCTACAACCACACCGGCGTGGGTCGCTCAGTTCAAAGCGTTCAGTGGTTCCTTGACCAGGGTGTAACTCGTGATAAACTTGGTATGGGCATTGCAGGATATGGACGCAATAGTGCTAGTGGTCAAGCATTTACTAATAATGGAACCCCTTATGATCAAATCGTTCGCATTGCCGGTTCTGGTGGTGCGGCTGATCCACAATTCATGCTTGGTCGCCTCAATGCTGCTGTTCCTATAGTCAATCCCAACCCTACAACTCAAGGCAACTTCTACTATAGCCCAACAACAGCAGTTTGGGGCTTCGACTCTGTGGATACAATCGCTGATAAAGTTCAAGCATCGTCCAACCTGGGTATCCGAGCTGTGTTCATGTGGCAGCTGTCGAATGACTACTCCAACCCCTCTTCTGCTCTGCCTGCTGGCAACCCGCTAGCCAACTTTGCTCTCGTTAAGGGTGCCCAAGCTGCCATTGCAGCTCTCTAGTTTACACAGCCTTGGGTCGCTTATAATAAACCACAACAAACTCATCGTTCTATGGAATTTACCGCGCTTGGCTACCCAGTTATCAGTGACGATGTTCACACCCGAGTATTTGGTAGTGAAGCCCGGCCTGTGATGAGTCGCCTTAGCCAACAAAAAGCCACGGGTTTGCTAAAGCAATTCGGTGTACCCGTCCCAGTTGAATACCCTTCAGGGATGTATGACGGCCCATTGCCGTTGCCATCTTTGGAGGGTTTTGACATTAAAGAGCACTTTGAAAACATTGCAAAAAAGCAGGTAGGCCATTACAAAAAGTGGGCCGATGCATTCTCCACAGCAAACCTTGCACCGTTGCCGCCTATTGAAGTACTTCGCTTTGAAGCCGGTTGGACGCGATATACTTGGGTTGAAAATGATGCAGCTGCGGGTTGGTACACTGAGCAAGTGCCATTCCCTGAAGAAGATGCCTTTACATTTGATACTGAAACGTTTGTAAAAGGTGGGAATTTTCCTATCATTGGCACTGCACTCTCAACCGAAGCTGCTTATATCTGGCTCGCTGCTGAGCTTATCGACCCTACATTGCCACAAGATTTATGGGATCAGTATTCCCTTATTCCTGTAGGTAAAAACAAGTTTATTGCAGGCCACAATATTTCATTCGACCGTGTTCGTGCACAAGAAGGCTATGATCTCGAAAACACGGCACCTGAAAACTTTTACTTTGACACATTATCAGCCCACATTGGCGTTGCAGGACTTGCAGGTGGCCAAAGGTGGCTTTATATTCTAGCAGGGAAAGACCCAGAAGATCTCACTGAAGAAGAAAAAAGAAAGCTAAGGTTCGCACCAAAATGGCTAGATGAAGGTGCTACAAACTCTCTTGTGGAAGTTTATAACTTTCATGTTTATTCCGTCAAGAAATACTTTGGTGATGATACAGTACAGCCACTTGGGGCAGGTGATAAAGAAACGCGAAACATTTTCGTTGATGCTGAGAATCTCGGTCAAATTCGCCAGATGCTCACTGAATGTCTTGACTATGCACTGAAAGATGCTTTTTATACTGCTGAGTTATTTCAAGCGCTGTGGCCGAAGTATCTTGACTCTACACCTTCAATGGTTGCTCTGGCAGGTCACCACCATCTCAATGGTTCCGTAATTCCACTTGTGCCAGACTGGCCTCAATGGATAGAAAATGTAGAGAAGGTATTTGATAATTATAACGAGGAAATGACTGAAGTGTGTCAAAAACTAATGAATGACACTTATTCCACATGGCAAAGTTTTGAGACAGACGAAGAGCGAGCGGCGTGGGTTGCTGCTGATCCTTGGGTATCTCAACTTGATTGGGAAATAAAGTCAAAGCGGGGTGTTTATGCAAACGTGCCAAACTGGTTTCGCCCATTCCAAAAAGAGCCCGAAAGGAAAATTGGCGTGCGAACAGTGCTTGCACACTTGATGTTAAGGCTAAAATGGGAAGGGTCGCCAATTGTTACCACTAAAGAAAACGGCTGGTGTTATCACAATGCTGATGCCGAACTAACAAAAATCCCGCATCCAAAGGGTAAGGGCGAAAATGTTGGTGGGGTATTGTCAAAAGATTTCGTAGGCGACATGGAAGTCGGTGTACTTAGTTCTGATATTCCTGAAGCAAAACGTGCTCTCGACATTGCGAATGCCATTTCTTATTGGACATCGGTGAGAAAGCGGGTGATGTCACGCATCTTTCAAACAGTGAGCAATCCTCATGGTAAGGATGCTATTATGTGCCTGCCTGAGATTTTGGCACATGGCACTGTTACTCGACGCACTGTTGAACCGCTTATGGTTACAATGTGTTCAACCAAAAACTGGCGCATTGGCACAGAGTTGAAAACTCGAGTGACAGCCCCTGACGGTTGGAAGATTGTGGGCGCTGATTTTGATGGCCAAGAATTACAACTTGCTTCAATTTACAGTGACAAGTGGGAAGGTGGCCACATTGGCTGCTCACCATTTGGCTTCAATGTGTTGTGTGGTTCGAAAGAAAATGGCACAGATGCACACAGTGTTCTTGCAAAAAATGCTAGCATCGACCGAGACACTGCTAAAGGCGTTGGCTTTGCCATTCTCTATGGTGCTGGTCTTCGCACAGTGATGGGCACAATCAAACGGAAATTTCCGAAAAAAGCTGACTCTGAAGTTCGCCCATTTGCCACAAAAGCCCTCGAAGGCAAAAAAGGTGTAAAGCATAATGGCATTTATGAAGGTGGCACTGATTCTGGTTGTTTTAACTTGATGGAGGAAATCGCTATGAAAATGCGCATTCCTCAACTCCCATGCCTTGGCACCAAAATTTCAACTGCAATGCGTCCTGCTGCAGTTGGAAATGACTTTCACACAAGTCGAATAAATTGGACGATACAAGCTTCGGGCGCTGAAATTCTCTCGGTGATTCTTACTGCAACTCATTGGTTAGCTGACGAATTCAAAATTCCCTGTAGATTCATTATCAGCATACATGACGAAATCTGGTGGATGACCCCCGAGAAATACGCCGAGCAGTTTGCTGTGTTATTTCAAATAGCACATCTCTATACCTGGGCCCTGTGCCAAAGCGCCAATGGCATTCCGGATGTCCCTCTCAGCCGCGCATTCTTTTCTTCAGTTGCTATTGATGAGCGCATTCGCAAATCACCTCGCGAACGCACTGTCACGCCATCAAACCCTAACGGTGATGCTGAACCTAACGGTGTCGAACATTCAATGAAAGAACTTGCTGACATAGGCGCTATCGACAAACTCACTACTCGCTACAAAGCTATTCAAAAAGGACTTATCAAATGACTCGCAAATCCCGCACTTCCTACGCCCTCATTCAGACTTTTTTGGGAAAAACTAACGCCGAGGGAAACCATGAAGTTTACTATGGTGTAGTTGCCTATGATAAAAAGGGCCGCGAAATACCCTCTTCAGTGAATTGTTGCTTTAATAGTGACTATTATTCAACTGATCAAATACTCCCACTTGCTCAAGCTCTCTAACGATGGCATTCCCTCTTCCAGCTGATCCTGAATACCGAAAAGAGGTAATTATGCTCTGGCTTGATGATGTTGAGGATCGACTAAAAGCTTACTCAGTGTCAGATGCAGAGAAAAGTTGGAAGATTGCTCAATGCATATATCTTAGTCTTCCTCCTGGAGGAGGCTCTAACGAAATAGAATCAGCTCTAGTGAAAGCTAGGGTAAAATTAGACAAACTCACTGAATCAAAAACATGAGAACAGTTTCAGACGACAACGCCAAACCTACAACAGTAGCTAGTGCTGCCGCTAAAGTAAAAGCACTCGACACCTTCTCAACAGTTCTAAAGGATGGTCGCACTATTACCATTCGCGAAATGACCGGTCGTGACCTTCTTTATATGGAGAAGGACCTGACTAAAGCCGGTGATATTGAGAAAGGCATGCGCATCATTGAGCGCCTCATTGTTGGTGATGACAAGATCACCTATGATGAAATCCAAGACCTAGGCGTAAAAGACTTTAAGAAACTTAGCGAACTTGTTGCTAAGGCAAACGGTGACGAAGACTCTGACCCAAACTAATAGTAGAAGACCAAGAGGATTTCACCTATTTGGTCTTCATTGATGATTATCCGCCTATTCATTTTCGGGAACTTTGTCCAAAGGATTTTTACTTTGCACAAGTTTTGAGAAATAAAGGAGAAGGGTCACTTGCTCTTATGGAGAGAGTCACTCTAAACTTTGAGGATCTTCTTGACCTTCCCTCACTAAAAATGCAAAGGATTGTTCGTTGGGTCTCAGAAGATCTCTTTCATGAAAAAATCATGACGGTTGAAAATTGGTTAAGGACTTCATTCCATTTATGCAAACAAAGATGGGATTCATCTGTAGAGTGGTTAGAGTCTCAACCAGTAAGTAAAGTGTTCTTAATGATTGACATTCTCAAAGAACATCACGACGAAGTTGAAGACCAAATAAAGAAAGCCAGTAGGAAATAGTATGTTTCAGCTCAAGTTCAAAGGCAAAGGGCTTCGCCCTATGAACCTGAAATGGTGGCCGCCTACTCAAAAAGAGTGGGCACCTATCTTAATGAATGAACATAAAGCCAGTTGGCGTAAAGAATCAGATCCTACAACTGGGCGACCTTGGGCTTCTCTCACTCCTCAATACGCCATTGAAAAGGCCAAAACCTGGCCTGGACAGACCATCCTTCGTGCTTCTGGCGCAATGCAAGATGGAGCCAAAATTGTTCCTTTTGATGATGGCTTTAACGCAGTTATTCGTCCATACGGAATATACCATCAGTTTGGTACTAAAAAAATGGTTGCAAGACCATGGTTAGGACTTCCTGATACGGCGCTTAAGAAATTGCCGCCTATTGCCTGGAAACACATTCTCTCACTAAATAAGTAACACAATGACACGCTCACGCACTCAAACCGCCAAAGAAGATAGCACTTCCCCTGTCAATATTGAATTGGTAACCCTCTCTGAGGAGCCCACTGTAGCACCAGTTGCCCAAGAGAAAGAAGCCATTCAAACTGACGTCAAAGCTAAACTTGCTCGTAAGACAGACGCCGAAGACATCTTTGTTCCTGCAAACCCCGTTGCCCTCGAAAAAGCCACTGAAATCGTGGCTGAAAAAGATGGTTTTGAACTTACTCGAGGCACTTCCATTGGTGCTCGCTTGATTGCTCGCTCACGTAAACTGGCTTAATCATGATCACTGTTCCTTTTCAGCAGCAGTTTACTTGGCGAAAGCTCGGATATCTGTATTATACGAATTCGCTAGATTACCGTGCTGTTTTGGAACAGAATCCGCAATGGACTGTGACTGAATTACCACCTTTAGGTGCCACTCTGAGCCTACCCAATGTCAAAAATACCACAGGGGGTTTGGTTCAATCATCTTTTGTTTTTGGACTTCCTCAAAATACTACTGCGGAAGAAATTTATCCTTTCAATACTCAAGATGAGTATGCACAATCTTTAGTGCGTTATACTGTTGCGGGTGTTCAAAATCGCGTTGCATTAAATGGACTTACTTTAGATTCTGATCAAGCCGTGTACGGTTTTCAATGAGGGTAAAACACTTAAATAAGCTTTGCCTCTTCGGAGACCACGCCGGAATCTATCCCAGCCAGTAGCGAAGCCGAAAAAGAGGGTGCATAAAGTAAAAACATGGCAACATTTTCATTGGGCTCAGGGAACACACCTGGAGCTCCTGGCGTTTATATAAACGAACAAGCTGGCCTTGCTGCTTCAGCCGCCATTGCTAGTTTCAGCACCGTTTACATGTTGGTTGAGACCGAAGAGTCTGTCCCTGTGACAATCTTCCCTTACAACACACCTGTTCCCGTCACTTCATTAAACGACTATCTCGTTTTGAATGGCGGCGTTGTTCCTACTGAGCGCATTCCTGCTCTTAGTTATGAGTGCGTAAACGAATTCTTCCAAAATGCCCAAGTAGGTGACCTTCGCGTTGTTCGTGTTGGCACTCCTAACCAGATCGTAGAAATTGAGTTCCTGCCTAGCGGAACCAAAACAAGCTCTACAGGTCTACCTTCTGCTTTGATGGCTGGCGATTTGGTGTATGTCCAAATGCTCATCAATGGCAACCGCCTGGTGGCCGGCGATGGTGCAACTGGTTTTGATGCTAATGGTGAATGGCTTGGCGTTCCTGTGACAATTCCCGTCAACTATGTTGCCGGTGATGAAGTCAATAACCGTAAGATCTCTCGTGCTATTGCTGTAGCTGTGGCTGCTGCAATTTCCAGCAATCCTGCTGTTAGTTCTTCAGTGTATGTGCGTGACTTTGGTCTGCTGTACGACTTAGACCCCACTCAATATGTTCTGTCTGACACCTCCTATGTCAGCATTGCCGCAACAATCTTTGATGGTAGCGTCACGGTTATCACTGAAGTAGTCCCCGTTGGTAGCGAAAATGTGTTCATGCAGAACACTTATAACATCGCTAACATTATTGGACAACAAGGCAACCTGCTGCGAGTTCCTCAAGACTACATCCAAACAATTGGTACAGCATTTGACGGTCAGCAAGATCAAGGCTATTTGGTAACTCCTACTGCCTATGCTCAATTTGATGCTGAGGGTCGTTCTGCTGTTGGCGCTGCTGCTGCTGCACACTGTGCTAGCAATAATTACAAATGGATGGCCCTGGCTGATCCAGGTCCTTTCCTTGTAACAGGCATCAATAAGTATCTGAACTTCACACCCCACCAAGCTGCTGCTAATCTTGTTACTGGTCTCAGCTATTTGGTAGATAATGCTATCTATCAGTGGACTGGTGCTGATGTTGCCTACAATCGTGCAACTTATCAGTCATTGGTTTCTGGTGTTTCAGCTCAAACTGCTGTTACTGAGTCTACGAATTCAGTTTCTGCTTCCACAAAAATTGGATTGCTGGATTCCAATCTGTTCACTGCCGTTTCAACTGCTGGTCAGTCTGACTACGGTGTATATGAACTTAATTCTACTGACTTCTGGCCGGTAACACTGCCGATTCAGAAAGTTACTTTGAGCGGTGCTGGTTCTTCTACAAACGATCTGTATCCATACAATGGCACAGAAGTTTATGTGATTGCCCCCAGTTACACACCTCTGACAACAAGCACTTATTCTCAGAACTACGTTTATCTTGCCACTAGCGCATCTGCTGCTTCAGCGATTCTAACTCAAGTGAACAATGCTGGTGGTACTGCTGCAGCTATTGCTGCAACTTTGACCCCCACAGGTGCTATCTTGCCTCAAGGTGGTGTTGGCACTGGCTCGACATTCACAGTGTCGTACGCTACTCCCTATTGGGACTTGCCTGTCACTATCAATGGTCAAACTTCTGATCTCATTCAGAATGTTACAAGTGGCACAGTTGGTGTGAATACTTTGCATCTTCCTGGAACTTTGCAAGACCCCACTAATACTTACCGTCTTAACTTTGTTAGCCGCACTATTCTCAACCCTTCAGTGGCTGTTGGTGGTATTGCTCCTGCTGGCAATGTTGGTCCTGTGGCTTCAATTGGAGCCATCATTGGTGGTTCTGCCTACACACCTGGCACTTACACGGGTGTTAGCCTGCTTGGCGGAAATGGTACACTTGCTGTCGCAACAATCACTGTTTCAGCGACAGGCACTGTTACCGCAGTAGCTGTTACTACACCTGGCACTGGCTATTATGTTGGCGATACGTTGACTGCTGCTGATACTGCACTTGGTGGTGGTGGTGGCTCAGGTTTCTCCTGCAAAGTGGCAACCGTTACTGGCCAAGTTAATAATAAGTACACTGGTGCTATTAAGTTTAACATTGTTGGGCATGGTTTGACAGCTGGGCAAAAAGTGTTCTTCACTCAGCCCATTCTTGCTGGTGCGACTCAAGTCATCAAGAACACTACAAAAGTTGTTCAAAATGCATATTATGCGACTCCGATTGACGCTAACAACTTCGTTGTTTCAAGCTCACTGAATAACTACACTTCACAGTCGTATATTCAATTCGTTAACCAAACTATTTCGAAGTTGCCTACGATTTTGTATTCCAATACGATTGGTGGGAACATCACTGCAGCAACTCTTAGCGAATTGACCACAGTGCCTCTGGTTCGTGCTCGTAAGTATGCTTTCGACTCTAGCAGTGTATTCAGTCAAGCCGCAAGTTCGGCTGTTGCCCCTACTACAAGTGCTTCAGCACCTGGCGTGTCTGTGTACTTCAACACTAGCGCTGTTATTCTTGGCAATACTTTAATTTCGCCCTTCGGCGAAGATTACGCAACTGCTGGTTGGCTACCTTCGTTAAATCTGCCTACTCCCACAGTAACACCTGTTGCAACAGTGGATAACGCATACTGCGTTCCTACAGTTGATCAAAACTTCGACTCTGAAGCATTCTTAGTTCCTGCCATTCAAGCCATTAATGGTGGTAACTACAGTGCGGCTGTTACAGGTACTCTTGGCCCAATTCTAACATTTGGGGCCATCACTGTTGGTTCAGGTTACACTCCTGGCACTTACACCAATGTTGCTCTCACAGGCGGCACTGGCTATGGGGCTACTGCAGACGTCACAGTTGGTGCTCTTGGCACTGTTACAGGAGTAACTCTTGTTTCTGGCGGTTGGGGTTACACAGTTGGTGGTTCACTGACTCTGGCTTCTCCTTTTGCCCTTGGCGCTGGTAATTTGTTCTCAGTGTTGGTTGGCACAGTCAATGTGTCTACAACTGGCTCATTGACAGCTCCTACAGCCTATGTTACTTCCAACTTCCTTGCTGCTACAAACAGTGCAAACTCCCTCCAAGCTGCTAAGTCTGCTTTGGTAGGTGTGTACTTCACAGTGGTTGGTTCAGGCTTTGCACCCGACGGCACCACCTCTGTTGCGGCTGGTCAGTTCCTGACTGTTGTTTACAATGGCGTGAACTACGCGTGGGACGTGATTAATTCAGTGGCAACAGGCGGAGACCTCACAAGCATTGGTCAAGTGTGCTATGGCGCACAAACTGCGCTTGTGTTCACACCTGAGCAAGCACCCCCAACAAATCTATGGCGCTTTGATGCCATCACCCCAACTGAAATCATCAGCGATGCTTTGCGTGGCGTTGGTTTCAATGGTGTGCCTCAGGCCAAATTTGTTGAGCGCGGCATTGCCTCTGTTAATGCGTTATCAACCGACAGCCAGCGTTATTTCAACCCCTTTGGCTTCATTGCCTATTATGGTTCATACATTCAGAACGCGGCTGGAGCGTTTATTCCCCCATCACCTTATGTGACTGGTGTGGCAGTTCGCCGTTATCGCGCTGAAGGTTATCAGTTCCCTCCTGCTGGTGTTAAGTATCAGCTCGTTGATGCTGTGGCTGTGCAGATTCCTATCAACTCCGCTCAGCAAAACTTGCTGAATCCCGAGGGTTGCAATGCAATTCGCACACTGCCTGGTTATCCTCAAACTGCTGTGTTCATCTGGGGCGGTCGCACCCGCGTCAACGCCAAAGATGCTCAACAGAAGTTGTACCAGTTTGTGAACACACGCGTTATTCTGAACGTGGTGTATGGTTCATTGCGCAATGCTTTCGACAGTCAAATCTTTAATGTGATTGACGGTTTTGGCGTGGCATTCAACCAAATCATCTCGGTTGGTAATAGTGTGCTGAACCAACTGTATGTCCAAGGTGCTTTGTACGGCGCTCGCCCTGCCGACGCTTTCCAAGTCATTTGCGACAGTCGCATTAACACACCTGATACACTTGAGAATGGCATCATTAATGCGAAAGTGTTTGTGACGCCTGTTCCGACTTTGGAACGCATTCAAATTGACCTCATTCGTGTGGCGATTGGCCAAATGTCCAACGAACTCAGTGCACGTGGCCTAGGCACTGGTAGCAACTGATGATAAAAGAGAGCACAATGTACAGGGATTTAAACCTCCGCATCCCGAGCGCTCTCCTTTTCTCTCTTGAAAAACGGGCGACAGAGCAAGGTTTGTCACTTGATGAACTTTGCCTGTCGCTTCTTTCAGGCCAAGAAATGGAAAAACCTTTGGTGGACCCAGACTTCTATTCTTCTTTAAGTCATGCAGACTTAAGAAATGAAATACGTTTGGTCATTGAAAGTGCGCTCCCAACCCAAGAGACACGAAAGCGTGTCAACGCTCTACAATTTCTTATCACTAAGCGTTATATAAGATGAGCCAACCGGTAGTTTTATCTCCCAATATTCGAGGATTGAGTTACCCACTAAAGGTGCTCAATGGAAACCTCTCAGTAAGCACAGACTATGCGCTCGTTACTCAGCAAATTCGCAGTGTCATAGAGACTCGTTACTACGAGCGGGTGATGAGGGCTAGTTATGGGATTGGTGACTATGTTCTTGAGATTTTGAACCCTCCTCAAATCAATTCAGCAATTCAAACTTCAATCTACCAAAATGTAGACGGTCTTACAAATCTCAGTGTTAACGGGGACTGGGAGACCCAAGGAGAAAACGGGTTATATAAAATCATTATTTTGTATGAAGTGCAGGGTGTTCCACAACCCCCACTTAACTTCACTCTGGCCAGCTAGGGTAAAATCAATCAACAGAGGCAAACTCTAAGAGGTATGGATGGCGAATAGATTTAAGACGGCGCCAGTTCCTAATGGTGAGGTTGCACGTTATACGAGCGATCCTTACAATTTATCAAGCATCTACATGTTTGGTTCGTCCTCACCTTTTACTGGTCAGGGCAACACCATTGTGCGTCCAAATGATGACCTTCTTATTCAAAAAGGCGGAAACAGGGCGTTATCAGTTTATCAACGATTGTTGTTTGATGAACAACTACAAGGGTGCTTCTCAAAACTTCTTCAAGAAGTAACATCGAGGCCGTGGTTTATTCAACAATACTCGGATAAGCCTGGTGACATGGCTGTTCGTGACTTTGTTGCTGAAGTCCTTGAAGAAATGCCCTTGGACGATATCTACAAGGGCCTTGCAGAGTGCCTCATAGTTGGTTTTTCTGTAGGGGAGGTGATGTGGAAGAAAACTACTCGTGGTGTTATTCCTTATGACGTTCGAATGCGTGACCAGCGCCGGTTTGTGTTTCAAGAAGAGGAGAACGCACAAACGGGTTTCACAATGCGTTGCTTGACTTTCAACCGTATGTTCGAAGGTGTTGAGTTACCGCAACGTAAGTTCATCGTGAATCGTTATTGGGTGAGTCATAATGGCGATCCTTACGGTTCATCACTTGGCCGTATTCTCTACCCTCTCATTAAGTTTCGTCGTCGGGCTATTGAATCTTACGTTTTATACGGGGACCGCTATGCAACTCCTACAGCTGTTGCTAAAGCTCCGCTAAGTGCTAGCACACAAGAACTTGATACACTTTACGACCATCTCTCTAATTTGTCGCAGGAAACTGCAATGATTTTGCCAGAGGGTTATGAGTTGGACTTTGTGGAACCCCATGGCTCTCCAGACGTGTTCAAAAACCTTATTGACTACATTGATAAAGAGATCAGTGTGTTAATTTGTGGTGAAAATGAAGCAGGTCAAGCAGAGCATGGATCGCGCGCTTCTTCGCAAGTAGCCAATGTAGTTCGTGTGGTGAAAGCCTCGGAGTTGTCCGAGATGATTTCACAGAATCTCACTCAGTCGCTAATTCGTTGGATTGTTGATCTAAATTTTGGAACAGATGTTGCAGCACCTTTGCTGACTCGAGAGTTTCGTATTGAAGAATCACCATTACAAATGACGGATGTAGCTCTGATGATTCAGTCAGGGTTTACACCAAGGAAACAATGGATTGAGCGTCACTTTCGAGTGGAGCTTGAAGATAAGAAAGAGGCTGCACCTCCTCCTCAGGAAAACACCACCACCTACAATCCCGACCAAGACAAAGATCTTTTTGGGTCTGTGTTTGGAAATTCACAAGATAGTCAATCAAAACCTTTCGGGGATGAAGGTGTTTCTGAAGACACTACAGCGGACGACGCAGATGACGATGAAGGGTAAAACTGAAACACCAGGTCACTTTAAGTACTGTGTTCACAAAAAAGATACACGTCTTCAAAGCCGGTGATCAGACCTCTGCTCAAGGCGTCCAAAGGAAATTTACTCCTAAGGAACTTAAGCAAGTCGTTGACAACTATGACCCGTCTATTCATGAAGCGCCCTTAGTTCTTGGCCATCAAGGAGACAACGACAGTTTGCCTTCTTTTGGTTGGATTAAAGGTTTTCAAAGTGATGGTCAGAATCTGTTTGCTGAAGTAGCATTCACAGATGTTGCCAAAGATCTCGTCAAAGACGGCCACTACCGCAAGGTTTCAATCTCTTTCTACTCCCCTGACTCCCAAATCAACCCACACAAGGGTGAGTGGAGTGCCCGTCATTTAGCATTGCTTGGAGCTTCACCACCAGCTGTGAAAGGCCTCGAGCCTTTCTCTTTTGCAGAATGGGGTGACTGCTTTGACTTTGCTGTTGCTTTGTCTCCCGCTGACCTCTTTGATGATGAACTTGGACCGACGATGATCGTCGATAAAAGTCCACTCGAAATGTTGAAAGAAAAGCTTGAGGAAGTCCGTAAAGACGTCACGTCTGCCGTGTCTGATTTACAGGACTCTCAACAAGACCAAAAAACACAACAGACTGACGAAGTTGCTGCCTCTGGCGGATCTTCAGATGACGCCAGTCCAGATAACCCAAGCCAACAGTTTACCGAAAGGAAACGTGAAGGCACTGAAATCGCTCAGCAAACGGCTGAACTTGAAGACAATCTCCCCGAGGACCAATTTATGGAAGATAAGAACATCAGCCGTAAGCGCACGCCCGGTGCCAACGGCCAAGTGATGCAAGTTGTAGAAAATATCTACAAAGAGCCTCGCAAAGAGCGCAAAGCCGCCGCTGACCGCTCAGAAGAAGCCAAACGCCAAATCAAAGAAGGCAAGTTTGGCAAAGCTCATGAAACTGAAGAGCTCGAAAAGGACGAAGACGCCAAAATGTCTGACGATCATAAAGAGCTGCACCCTAACCAGCGCAAGCTTGACAAAAACAAGAATGGCAAACTCGAGGCTGAAGACTTCAGGCACTTACAAAAGCACGGTCCTTTGAAGAAAGGCGAACACCCTGATGACAAGGCTGACCACTCTGAGCATGACTTTGACGAAGTGTCGGTGAAAACCAACCCCTCTCCTGGAGTTGTGAAGTTTGGTAAGAAGTCTGAGCCCGATGACGACGACGATACCGGTCGTTTTGAGACCGCCCGATCAACTAAGAACGGCTATGAAGACCGTATGCAAACTGGTAAGTCTGGCGATGGCAGCGACACAGGTCGCTTCAAAACCGCTAAAAGCAGTGCTCAAGATGTTAATCGTATGCAAACTGCGATGAATGGCGAGCAAGACGCCGACCGTGTGAAGACTGCTAAAGAAGCCGAAATGGCCGAAGATGGCCCTGAGCGTTGGGCCGGTCAATCTGACAGTTATGAACGTGTTAACAACATGGACCAATATGATGTAGATGCCAAGTCTTACGGTGTGAATGCACCTAAAACAGCCTCTGGTGCAAACCCGGCTGGTCGTGAAGACTCTGCCACTAAGTTCCCTACAGAAACTGAAGAGACCCCCGACAACGAAGTGTTTGCTGTCAGCACTATCAACGTCATGTCTGACGGTTCAATGCGGGTTCTTCGTCAGAAGAGTTCTGATGGTCGTAAAGCTGTCAAAGGCGGTGCCATTGACCACGCTGAACCCGAAGCTGCTGAAGTTACTGGCCCTATGGGTGTTTCAACTCATGCTGAAGGTGATGACGAAGACGAACCCGGCAACATTAAACAAGGCAAAGTAAAACTAAACAAGGGTCAACTGGTTCCCGGTGAATATGAAGGCGGTGTAGCCCAAGTTGTTGGTCCTGACGGCGCTTTTGCCGAAGTTCCCAGTGGTGAGAAGAAAGCTACTAGCAAGCAGCTTACACCTGGCGCAATGGACGCAGTTGACGAAGCTGATCAAACCGTTGGTCCCGATGGTGCTTTCGCTGAGGATAACTTGAGCGGCACTTTCCAAGGCGGCCCCAACCAAACGACTAAAAAGTCTGGTGGCGTGTTTGCTGAAGAGCATGGCGAGAAGAAGCCCTACACCAAAACTGGTTTTGGCTCCACTTATGACGAAGATGGTGGTGATGACGAAGGCGGAGACAGCGATGCTGACTTCAATGAACTCTCTGCTGACCACTGCGGCATGAACTACAACATGGGTTCTTCAGGTCAAGCCCGTTCAGTTGGTTTCCCCGAGCAAATGTACGAAGAGCTTCAGTCACTGAAGAACAAGTATGCTGAACTTGAGCGTAAGCACGCTGAAGAGAAGATGAATGCTCGCCGTGAAAAAATGGCTGGTGCTATTGGTCATCTTTATACCGAGGGTCGCCTTACTGACGGCATCATGCCTGAGCAGGAGCTCATTTCCTACTGCGAAGGTCTGGAGTTTGGTACTCTTGAGTTTAGCGAAGGCGAAACTCCTGCCACCAAGCTGCTTGGCTTATTGAGCAAATTGCCTCCTATGGTTTCCTATGGAGAAGTAGTTCAAGGCGGCACATTCCAGTTTGCTGAAGAAGATCTTGACCCTCATGCTAAGGCATTGAAGATGGTTGAGTCTTCTGAAGGCAAAATGGACTATGTTGAAGCCCTGAAGAAGGCCATGTATTCCTGAGACGATAATGGACCTCCTTTCAACTGTAGGACAAGCTACTAAGCGAAGGGAGGATTACTTCTCACAAGCCAAAGCACTAGCCAAAAAGTACAAGACTCAGGAAAGTCTTGAAAGCATGATGGCAAAAGATGCAAAGGTTATCGTCAAAGGACTTCGTGATAAGCAAATGAGATGGGATGAGTATGAGCGAACATTGCTCGACAAAACTCTCATCTCTGCGCTTGCGGCGGTTTATCTTGGTGCTGGAAACAGCAAACCAGACGATAAAATGGAGAAGGCATGGCCCACTATCATAGGTGACATGCTGCCGCCACTTGTGAAGTTCCTCTCTGAAACAAAGATGCGCATCGATGACGGCATACTACGCCTTGGGGACAAAACAATGGATTTTGCAGACTACGACGACACTGACGATGACTATGACCTTGAAGGAGTCATCCCTGGGGCAGACGACTTAGCCAATGATGAACTGCTAGGAACCAACCCCGCAGAACAAAATGCTATCAAAGCAGCGAAAAATGCTGGAATGGGGGCAACCTGGATTGGACTGGCCGCGCGAGTTATCCGCTACATTGCAAACCCAACTTACTCTTTTTTCAATCTTGGCAGCTACATGAAGCACCAAGAACAAGGTTATAAAGAAATGCGCCGGGTTGGAGTCCAAGACAAAAAGACATGTAAAGACTGCACTCGATACCATGAGGCAGGTTGGCAACCCATTGGGTCATTGCCAATGCCAGGAAAAGGGTGCACGTGTTTTGACAATTGTCGGTGTTCGATTGAATACCGTTAATGGGTAAGATTCTTTATCTAAACTGGGTACCAAAAACCAGTCCCAGAGCAAACAAACATTTGAAGTCCATTCTATAGGATAAAATCATGGCAACTAACGCCGCGCCAATTTACGGAAAGCAGTACATCCGTTACGCCGAAACATTCGAAGCTCCTTCTAACACCCAAGGTGGTGCTGTTGGCACCGTTGAAATTGGCGAACTCCGCGCTGTTTCTTACTCCACTTGGGCCGGCCCTAACACGGCTGCTGCTGGTGATGCTTTCACCGTGCCCCCTACAACAATCGTTGGTATCAACCAGGCTTACATGCCTTCGGCTCTGGCCCAACCCTACACCGCTCGTCAGCTGACTGTCGCTACTAGCGGCCTGTTGCTGGTTGAAGTGGATCCCACCGTTCTGGTTGACATAACCCTGAACACCCAACTGCAAATCAATGTGCTCGGTCAAGCTACCAATGCCGGCACAGCTGTGAGTCTCGACGGTACAACTCCTTTGATCCGTGAGAACATTGGCATTGGCGGTCGCAAGCTCGTGCTTGTTTCCTTCGCCTAATAGCTAGGTTGTTAACTGGTGGCTGGGCACTTGTAGTTGCTGGGCACATAGCCCAGAGAGACGTGAGATAAGTCCCAACCCTGGTTGCAACCATTTGAAGTCAAATTGCTAATTTCGGAGTTTACCTCCCATGATGAATCTCTCGCAAACCTATGCGGGCGTAGATCCTATCTTGACTACGCTGGCACAAGGTTTTATGCTTCCGGCGACTAATATCGCCAACTTTATTGCCCCC